TATTAAAGATATTATTCCTAAGATCTTCATGCGTCTCCAGCAATACGACGCACACACAGTATACTCAGAACAGAATTCCGACAAAGGCTACACCCTTCATATGCTTGAAGAGCATCCGTTGGCTAAGACGTTTATGATATACCCCGAACTTTATAATGAGTCTATGCACAAACAACTTAAAATAGCCTCTGTTCTTAAGGACAAGTGGGACAGTATCATATTTGCAGAGGAAACAGATGAAGAATACCTCCTGCAAATCACAGATTGGTCAGAAGATACTAAGTATCTGGATGACTGTCCTGATAGTGCTGCCTCTATACTTCTCCACGGTGGATTCTCTATAGGTGGGGATTGGATGGCTCTCTACAACTAAGGGTATAGCTTGACAGTTTTTGGGCTTACGCTTTAATATGGTTTCATATATTCACAGGAGGCCCTTGTGCCCGAAGAAACTGAAAAACGTAAACCCGGAAGACCTAGAAAGGTACTTCCTGCAACAAATATAGTAACCGAAGTATTCCATGAGGATGGTTGGGATAATATGATCATAGGTCTTGGTCAAGCCCAAGATAGATCCCAATATACCACCTACGGGAATGCGGTGTTTCTTGACGATGCTACCTTATCTCAATTATATCTTGGTGAAGGTCTCGCGTCTCGTATAGTCAATGTCGTTGCAGATGATTCTACCCGTGAATGGATTTCCCTAGAGGATGAGTACGCCGACGAACAGATCACACCCGATTTGGAGAGACTCAATGCAGAGGAAGCCCTTAATACTGCCGTCCGATGGAGACGTTTGTATGGAGGCTCCCTTATTCTTATTGGTGCCCTCGATGGAAGGTCAGTAGATCAGCCACTTGCAGAAGATAAAATTCGGGCAATAGAATATCTTAAAGTAATAGACCGTACCTGTGTGGATATTACTAGCTCTATCTATGATACCTCTTTATCGTCTCCGACATTTGGTAAAATCTTACAATACAAGGTTAGATACACTGTAAATCGTGAGCAGTATGATATGTTTATTCATTACACCCGTGTTATAGAATTAAAGAATGATCAAATACCCACAACTAGCTATAGTTCAGTACCCGATTATACAAAGTATTGGGGCATGTCCAGTTTACAGCCCATTAACTCTGCCTTGCGAGATCTCGGCGGTATAAATACCTCCATAGTAAACATCCTATATGGGTATTGTTCTGGTACGTATAAGTTCAAGGGATTAGCACAGCTACTTGCAGCGGGTGGAGAAGAAAAACTTTCTAAACGTCTTCGTGCCCTAGAGATGAGCACCAGTGTTCTTAATGCGCGTGTTCTTGATGTAGATGAGCAATTCACCCGTGAGTATACTTCTCTTGCATCACTTCCTGAAATTGTTGACCGTTTCATGTTAAACCTTTCTGGTTCTACAGGTATTCCTGTATCTCGTCTTTATGGAAAAACTCCGAGTGGTCTTAATGCTCAAGGCGGTTCTGAGCAAGATAATCGTATTTACTATGACTTGATAGAAGCTGATCAGAGAAATAAGCTTATGCCAGCTATACGTCGTCTGGTAGGACTTATTGCACGTACTAAGAAAATCGCACCAGAAGACATCTCTATAACTTTTAATAGCCTTTACCAGATGAGTGAAGAGGAAAAGGCTAAAGTGGATTACCAGATAGCGCAGACAGCAAAGATTTACCATGATATAAACATGGCTTTGGTGGAAGCAGGAATTCGGGATGGTCAAGAATACGCTAAGGAATTGGGATATGAGGATGAATACACTGAGCCAGTAGATGATCCACCACCTCCAACTACAACTATGCCTATGACAGGCAAGACGGTACCCAATGGCACCAACGGAAAATAATTTCAAGACATTGCTCTCCTTATATAGAAGGGCAATGTCTCCAGCACAAAGAAAACGAACACAAAAAATAAAACCCCGTGCTATGGTTTATCCTATAGGGATAGAACGCGCATATGCTAGTGATATAACTAACAAGAATAAAGCTTTAGTACGAAAATCATGGGAACTCCTTATCCCATTTCTAACCCGTTGGTCTCCTGTAAAGTCTGATAGTGCAGATACAGAACTGGACTCTATTATGAAGCAGTTGGATGATTTTATAGATGTAAATTATGGTTCTACCTTTATAGTAGCAGATCTTGGACAACTTGTCAGGGGCTTTGCAGAAAAGATACTTGGCAAGAATACAAATTTCTTTGAGTCGCAAATCGCTATAGTTGCAGGAACTCCTATTACAGTAGATCAACCATGGTGGCCAGAAGTACGTTCATTATGGGAGCAAGAAAACTATAGGCTTATAAAGGGTCTCGGAGAAGAGTACGTTCGTAAACTAAATAGTACAGTCATAACAGGAGTACAGCAAGGGTGGTCATTTAATAAACTTACAGATGAGATTACAAAACTTTCTGATCAGATGGTAGGATGGCGTGCTCGTCTAACAGCCAGAGATCAGATAGGAAAACTTAATGGAGCTATAACCAAAGCGCAGTACCAGTCTATCGGTATGGAAACATACTATTGGATGACATCTCATGACGAGCGCGTGCGCGGGAATCCCTCTGGAAAGTTTCCAAAGGCCATCCCGTCACATTGGATTATGCAAGATGTGTTGTGTTCATGGAAGAACGCTTCGGTATATTATGACTTTAGTACAAAGAGTTGGGTACAGAAAACAGGAAAGATGGAACCATCTCATCCGGGATTTGCCATAGCATGTAGATGTTTGGCGGCACCTAGTTGGGAAAGGTATCTTAAAGATATAGATGAAGGAAGCATGATATGAAATGTACACCAGAGCTACTGGAACAAATAAAACGACTCATTGAAGCGACTCCATATGGGAGTGTAGAAATTACCTTGTCTGAGAAAGGTACATTTATAGAAATCGTAAAAACTGAAAAATTTAGGTACGAAAAACCAGATAAGGGTATCTCTTGACTTCTGAATTAGACTTGTTATAATTGCAACTACATTATTCGAGGAGGACTTTCTATGGCGTGCAAAAAAGGTGGAAAAACAAAGTCATCTAAGGGAACCAAGAAATAAAATGGCAGAAGTAGTTCGATATGATCTCTCTACAGGAGAGGCACTTACAAGTAAAGCAGTAATCAAAGAGGACGGGTCGATAGAGGCTCGTGCTATTCTTACTTCTATAGGTGTTTTTCCTTATCGCAGAAGTGATGGTACCATTCAGAGAGAATTACGAACTCCAGAAGCCGTTTTTGATACAGCTTTTGTAGAGTCTACTAAGAATATGCCCATTTACATAGGACATAAGTATACGCCCGATGGTAAACTTATTAAGGATCCTACTTTAATAGCAGAGTTGTCCGTAGGAAGAACCGACAACGCGCCAGTTGGCGATAACGTCTATCTTTCTAATGTAATACATGTAACTAGAGCGGATGGTATACAAGCCGTTAACTCAGGTATGCAATCTCTGAGCGTTGGATATGTGTGCGATATGGTTCAGGAAGCAGGAATTTGGTGTGGACAGGAATACGATGCTGTACAGACCAATCTTCGTGGAGACCATCTAGCATTAGTATTTGCAGGACGACAAGGTGATCAGGCAGTCTTACGTATGGACTCTTCTGATGCAGAAATGGTGGATAATGCCACAGTAGTGGCTAATAATACAGATACTAATAAGGAGGATGTAATGGCTGAAAACCTGAAAACTGTTAAGTTTGACGGAATCGAGTATTCTGCGGAAGAAACCGTTCTTGTAAAACTTAATGAGGCACAGACCAGAGCAGATTCCCTTCAAGTAAAGCTTGATACTACCGTAGCAGAGAAATCTACTGTGGAAGCAGAACGTGATTCTCTTAAAGAACGTTTTGATGCAAGTGATAAGAAGGTGAAAGAACTTGAGGCAGCTCGTATAGATGAGGCAATGATTGAGGCTCGTGTAGCCAAGCGTCTTGATATCTTGGCGGTTGCACAGAAAGCCGAAGTAGAAGTGAAAGCTGATATGGCAGAAGCAGATATTGTTGTTGCTGTTATTAAAAAGGCATTCCCTGCTTGTGATCTTACAGGTAAAGATGCTGCGTATGTTTCTGCACGGTTTGACTGTGCTAAAGAAGTACTCACAGCGGTGACTGATGAAAGTGTTCGTGCAGCGGGTGGTGGTGAACTCCACTCAGACAGTGCGAATGGTAATCTCGAAAGTGAAGCTCGTGCTAGGATGCTCAAAGAAAGAGCAGAGCAGTACAAGATCAAAGATAAGGAGTAAGACATGGCAGCTTATGGAACTCCTGATGTGGCTATTGCTGGTCTCCTCATTGGTGCTGATAACGATGTGGAATCCGCTATTGCTCAGGAAGATATTGCTTTTGGTGCGCCGGTATATGGCCCTGTTGGAGTTTTCAACAAAGCCTACAATGCGCACAAGGATAAGGTAACTGTCACTCTCAGTGCAGACCTTGTAACATCTAACGTAATTACTACAGTAATTAACGGCACGTCTGTTGCGACGACTTTTGCAACTGACCATGCTACGACTATGACCACTCATATCGCTGCTATCGTGGCGAACTCGACTCTCGCTACAGCAGGTATTTCTGCCGCTGCGGGTGCAACTAACCGTGCTATCATAATCTCTGGCCCTGCTGGTGTAGATATTGCAACTGTAACCTGTGTGGTTACTCTTGGTGCTTCACAGGCAACCTCCACGATTGTGTTCGGTACGAACCTCTTGTGCCTCGGTGTCGCGGTATTTATCCAGACTGGTGGAAAAGACTTCGGCGCCGGTACCTCTGGTTGGAAGAATAAAGATTCGATCAATATTCTTCGTACAGGTATGATTTGGGTACCTGCGGAATCTACTGTCTCTGACAAGAAAGCGGCTTACGCTGTAATTAGCGGAACGGGTACTATTGGTAAGTTTACCAATATTGCTACTAACAACTATGATATCGGCGGTTACTTCCGAAGTAATCTTTCCGGTGGCCTCGCGGTACTCGAAGTACGCGGGATTAAATAAGGAGGAACCAGATGTCTGATGTGAAACTGGATGCTGGTGAATCGATTTTCTTCACACGTGAGCTTGAGAAAATCCGCGTCAAGAGTTATGATGTAAAGTTTAAGGAAGCAAAACTCCTTAATATTATTCCGTGGTCTACTGATGGAGATCCCTATATTGATACCATTACCCATCGTTCCTTCACTCGTGTCGGAATGGCTAAAATGGGTGGTGGTCAGTATGCTACTGATTTCCCGCGTGTAGACGTGTATGGAACTGAGGTCTCGGTTAAATCCAAGCCCGTACATAGTTCCTATGGCTACAACACGGATGAAATCCATGCAGCGGCTAAAGCAAATAAACCCCTTGAAAGTATGCGTGCAAACGCTGCTCGTAAAGCGGTTGACATGAAGTTGGATGAAATTGCCGTTCAGGGTGAAGCAAGCACAGGTCTTAATGGTCTGTTCAATCATCCTGATATTTCTGAGTATATTGTACCTGCTACAGGTACTGGTACTAAGACCAATTGGGGAACCAAAACGTCAGATCAGATTCTTGCAGACCTTAATGGCATCGTAAATTATGTCATCGTGGCTACTGCGGGTATTGAGACTCCTGACATACTGGCTCTTCCTCTTACGTCTTATAACATCATTACACAGAAACGTCTCTCTGACTATGATGATAAGTCTATTCTCAAGTACTTCCTTGAGAATAACCCTTATATTAAGAGAGTTGAATGGTTTACTGAATTGGAATCGATGGGAGATGCTGGTGACACCACTAAGCGTTTCGTAGTCTGGGCCAATGATCCTGACCATCTCGTTCTTGATATGCCGATGCCGTTCCAGCAAGAAGCCACCCTCCAAGATGGACTTGCTTTCGTGGTACCGTGTCGTGCTAAGACTGCTGGTGTAACTTTCTTCTATCCGAAATCTGCTTGCTTTGGCGACGGAATCTAAGTAAGATAGCTAAGAATAAGGGTATCCCTTGACGGGGGTACCCTTTTATTTTATCATGACCCGTAATAGGAGATACCTTATGATTATACAGAACACAGGACGAAACTTTCTTGGGATTCCCACGATTATCAAAGAAGAGAAAAATTGCATTACTGGGGAACCAATTGATCTGCCTCCCGGATACACCGAGGTAGATGATGCCGCTTGGGCTATTGCAAGGACAGATTCAGTATTGAGACTTATTGCATCTGGACGTATTAAAGAAGAGTGGGTAAAGCGAGATCTTACAGAAACGAAAGATTGCACTCTTGTTATCCCCTCAGACAAAGAAACAGAAACTACAAAACGGCTTGTCCCCGCTAAACTATCAGACATAGATCGTAAAGGAAACAAAATTATTGAGGTTGTAAAACACACATATGATTTGAAGACTTTGCGTAACTGGTATGCCACAGAACTTCGACAGGATGTCCGTGTAGAGCTCCAGACACAGATTAAAAATGTTGAAGAGGGTGTGATAAAGGAGTAACTAATGACCGCCGAAGATATTTTACAAGTTATTGCTGTGAGTATGGTGAGCGATCCTTCTTATATAACGTATCTTGCTATTGCCTCTCAGCAATGTAGTGTTAAATATTTCGGCGTTAATTATGCTCTTGCAGTAGCACTTCTTGCTGCACATATGTGGACACTTAACAAAGTAAACCCCGGTCGGGCGGGTATTAAAACCTACCAAGCCAACGGGCGTCTTATGGAATCCTTTGGTGGACTTTCAGTTATCACTGATTCTATCTCTTTAACAAACTACGGACTACAATACAAAAACTTAGTAACTACGAGTGGCATTGCTGCAACTACATCTGCATACGATCTAGTGATTTCTGGACTTCTGGAGGACTAAATGTTTGAAGAAGACTATGAATCCTTTGCTGTATGGCGTGCCGTAAAACCAAATAACTTCTCTGATGCTGTATGGACACATATAACTGATGTATCGGGTTTATGGATGCCTGTATCTTCTGGAGAAGAATATCTAAATGATCAACCCTCCGAGAAATTCTCTGATGTAGTAACCTTGCCTATGTCTTACTCCGGTGTGATACTTGCTAACGATGGATTGATGAATAGCATAGGTAGACAGATGCTTGTTGTAGGTGAACCAGAAGAATGGCCACATCATATGCCTCATATAGTAGTGAACCTTAAATCTTCTCAATTCCTGATAGGTAGTTAACATGGCTAAGTGGGAAACAGATGGGCGCATAAGTAGAAATTTAATGGTAGATAAGCTCCCCGCATCAGTAGAGGGAGTTTTAGTTAGTACTGGTGAGTATGGTGTTAGAGAAATGCGTGCTAGAGAGAAAGAACAAGTATCTAGTGGAGCTTCGGGTAGACTTCATGATTCTATTATGTTTACTACACAGAACAGAAAATCAGGTATGGGTGGACAAGCAGAACCACCTGATGAAGTAGAGAAGCCAAGTACGAAAGATACAGTAGCGATAGGAAGCCAAGTACCTTGGGCATATTATGTAGAGGTAGGATCTACTAAGCATATGAGTTCTGATGGACATGAAGCCTTTGTACAGTCACTTAAAGATTGGTATCGTCGTAAATTTGGTAAAGACCCCGATGCACATGAGAACTTTGCATCCTTTAATGCACTAAGAGATAAGATAATGGCAGAGGGCACAAAAGAAATGCCGTTTGTATTTCCTTGTATAGACGATATAACAGAATATGCAAAAAAGATGCTAGCTAACGCCGTGGATATGAATAGCTATGCTACTAGGGGGAAGAGATAATGATAGAACGAGACGTATTACAATATTTAATAACTGTCCCCGCTTTAGTTTCAAAACTGGGTAATCTCAATAAGATATATGTAATACAAGCAGAAAGCACAGCCAAGATGCCTTGGATTATTATAGAACCTGCTGGAAATGGATCCCGTAAGAAGATAGCAGCCACTACTATGGAAGAAACTTCTACAGTGCGTTTAACTGTGGATATCTCCCCAGCTCAAATGTACTCTGGTAGAGAGATAATAGAATTAGCGTTACGTGCTATGGAAAACTACCGTGGGGATATGATGGGAGCTAAAGATGCTGTAGTAACATGTAGTCCTATACGAGGATGGGCATCTTACACAGGTAGCATCTACCGATGGCAGTTTGAAGCAAGGGTAAAGTTTACAGAGCCATACCAAGAACCGTAAGGGTATGGGTTGACAGTAAGATATTTTCTGTTAGAATTGGTGCTACAATTGGACGTATACGCTGTATAGCGTAGAATATAGAAAGAGTGCTACTCCTATGAGAGTAGTTTGTAGGAGGATACTATGGCGATAGATAGATTGGTTGGTGCAGATGCTTCCGTTGAAAAGGCTACTTTTGCGGCACCACTTATTACAGGTTCACCTGTTAAGACACCGACTTCATTTTACAAGATTGTTGCAAAGACTGTGGGATCTACTGTATTTCCGGGTAACTGGGCAGTTGGTGACATTATCCCCGGTAAAGCAATTGTCGGTTCGTTCTCTGCAACTGAATCTGCTGCGCTTGCCACGTTTACACCCGTAACTGATGCTTCCAGTTGGAAGTGGGAATTCAATCGTGATGAGATTGAAGTAACCGTACTTATTGACAGCACTAAGAAATATCGTGCAGGAAAGAGTGACGCTTCAGGTACTCTCGAAGGTATCAACTTTATTAGTGAGTTGAAGAAAGTTGGTGGAATCGCCAATAAGTTCCTCCGTGTAGCTACTGGTGATAGCAAACTTTCTGGTGCAATTACCCTGAGTGGTATTGATCAGTCAGACTTTTATTTCCGTGGTTATCTGCAAGATGATTCCACTGTTGGTGAAACTCTCACGTACCTCATGGGCAAGATTGAATTGTTCGGATGGTCTGCAGGTGCATCAGTTGGTGACGCTCAGTCTTGGTCTTCGGGTATGCGTTTCGTAGGAAACGATCCTATCCTCTACTGCATCGATTACGTCGCTTCGACCTAAAATATTTAGAACCAAACAAAGGAGATACCTATGGTTAAGAAAATTACTACAAGTGTTCAGGATGTGTTTATCCCCGAATGGGACGGAAACAAAGATGCTCCGCTCGGGGAGCAGATCCAGATTACGTACAAAGCTGTAACTGTTGCTATGAAAGAGAAGCTTTTTCCTCGTGAGTTTGATTACAAACAGGCAAGCACAGGAAGTCAGGATATGCTGACTTCCATGGTTATTAAAGTAGACCGTAAAAAGGTTATAGCTGAAATGACTGTGGCTATTAAGAATTGTGCATATGAAACTGCGGAGGGAGAAATTAAGAAAGTTGCTACTGTAGAACAGTTGTTTGCAACTCCTATTGACTTTGATCCTCTTATTGAAGAACTCTACACATTCTATCAAAGTCTTCTTACCCAGAAGGTGAACGAAAAAAACTAAGGGTTGCCTATCGGCTTTTACGAGCTGGTAGGCACAAGGACAAGTACAGGAAAGAGAAAGAAGACGTTCTTGTACTTGCTTGTAAAATAAATGACGAGCCAGTTTTGGTAAGTAGAAAAGAAGTCTCTGAATATGTTAATGATCCGGTGTTCATCTATATGATAGGCGTATATAACTATGTTAAATTATGGGGTATGCCTAATGGTAATGGATGGGCGAACGAGCCTGTAGAAATATTAGAGGGTATAACCGCTATCGAACTTGAGGCTAAGATGTTAGAGCAAGAGGAGATGGAGAATGCCCAGCATAAGAGAACAGGCGGTACTTGAGTTACGGATTGACGGTGCAGGTAATGTAGTCAGTCAACTCAAGAACGTACAAAACGCAACAGAACAAACATTCTCTAAATCAGAACAAGCCATGAGCAGTATGGAGAAATCTATGGCTCGTGGCTTTTCTAATATGATTAACCAGTATCTAGGGTTTGCTGCGGCATTTAGAACAGCTACTAAAGTCCTTTCTGAAGGTGTTGAATTTAATAAGTTCGTAGAGAATACCACCATGAGCTTCTCTGTTATGATGAAATCTGCTGATCAAGCCAAGACTATGATGAAAGATTTATATGATTTTGCTGTTAATAGTCCCCTTACATTCAAAGAAACCGCCTCCTCTAGTAAGCAATTAATGGCATATGGGTTTGCTGCGAAAGACTTAATTCCCACTATGAAAACTCTGGGATCAGTAGCTATAGCTACTGGACATTCCCTAGACGATATATCTTACATATACGGTACCCTGAAATCACAAGGTAGAGCATATAGTCGTGATCTTATGCAGTTTGGTATGCGTGGTATTCCCATTTATGAAGAGTTGGCTAAGGTTCTGAATGTAGATGCAAGTGCAATACAAAAAATGGCTAGCGAAGGGAAGATAGGATTCGCAGAAGTAGAAAAAGCTTTCCAAAATATGACTACAGGAAGTGGGCGTTTTGCAGGTATTATAGAGGGATATATGAATACCCTTACAGGTAAATTATCTATGCTTAGTGATATGGCACAACAATCCGCAGGTACACTTACCTCTGGTCTTATGACCAGCTTAAAGACATTCGTAGATAATCTCACAAAAATGATATCCCAAAAAGGCTTTCAATCATTTATAGCCGCTATGTCCAAAGACTTAGAGAAAATAGCAAATGCATTATTTATGAGTGTGGAGATACTCATAAAATTACTTCCCCTACTCACAGCGTTCTTGAAAGTATGGATAGCTATAAAAGCGATAGGTATAGTTAATAGTATACTTAAAGGAATTCCTACGTTGTTGCTCTCTATAGGGGAGGGTGCTCTCTCTGCATCGGGGAATCTATTAAAAATGATACCTGCGTTTACTGACATAACAGTCAGTATAAAGTTAATGGGAAGTGCCTTGCTAGATATGTTTACCGCGTTAATGGCCAACCCCGTATTTATGGCACTCCTTGGATTATCTGCCTTAGTAACTGGAGTAGTTATAGCATCAAAAATAATTTCAGGAAATGCAGCAGCCAAAAATGTCGCCAGCGAAGATGTAAGAAAAACAAACTTAGCTGGAGATTTAGCTCGTGGTGCAAATTCAGGAACAAACTTCCTTAAACCGGAAGATATAAAATCCATAGCCGAACAGTATGCATTATCAGAAGAAGCTACAGTTAAAATTGCTGTACAACAAAGAGCAATATCCCAATCAGCATGGGATACATATGCGGCAAATAAACAAATATACGACCTTGCTATGAAAAGGATTGCAAATCCGAATGCCTATGGACAGGGGGGGCCGACAATAGGGCAATCCACAGACTCCATACAAGCCTCCTTTTTAGGGAACTTGAATGGTAAAGCGGCAGATTACTATATGCCAAATAAAACCGATACCGAACCGGGAGCAAAAGGACATGCTGGAGCATTAGATTATATAAAGAGTGTGCAGGACACATTCGATCAGAATAAGCTTGATTGGGGTGCTTATTATAATGAAGACTTGGCAAAAGAAGCTGCCACCACTGCCCTTAAAGCCATAGACACTGCTGCTGAGGAAGGTAAGGGCGTACATTATTTATTTGATCAAACCCAGTATGATGAAGATCTAGCAGTGGCGCGTAAAAAATGGGAAGACTTCCTAGCAAGTCTAGGAGACAAAACAAAGAAAGCAGAAAAAGCATTCCCCAAACTTGGTACGTGGTGGTCTCCTATAGTACAGGCAGCGAAACTCACCTTACCTGAAATAGATGATATAAATGTATCCACAGCAAAGACAGTAGAATCCGCTTGGGATGAATATGAAGCCCGAAAAGCAACACATCTTGAACAAATAAAAGCAACTGATACTACAAGAGCGCAAGTTTTATCTATTATGGCTGCTATGAATGATGAGTATGCCATCATGTTACAATATGAAAAGGATATAAACACCGAGGGTGCAAAACAAGTTGTCCTTAAAAACTATGAATATAAAACCCAAGGTAATGCTGCTTATTTTGAAGGACTTCGCGCCACAGCAGGATCCACAAGTGGCGCTATATCAGCAGGAAACACCATGGCAGCAGGTATGGAAGGTACACAAGTAGGTAGTTTAATGTCTGGTGCCGACCCACTAAGTATGGCGGCCCAATCTGCTATGGAATTTGCTAAATCTATAAAGAATGTAGATGCTGTACTTAATCCATTCAAAACCTTATTAGAGGGTGCTAGAGCTATACTTGAACCCATAGCTAATAATGCTTTCAAACCGCTTGTACAGATGCTTACCCAACTAGGAGCAGTTGTAGCAAAAATACTGGCTCCATTCATGGGGATATATAAAATAATAACGGTATTTGCATATGCAATAGGAGCATTGCTTTTAGCTCCATTACAGATGCTTGGAAAGGCATTTGAGTGGTTATATAATTCTGTTATAGTTCCTTTTGGTAATGGTTTTATAGACGTAGTAAATGGTCTTATCTACGTATTAAATAGCGTTTTAGGTATGTTTGGTGTAGATATAGAATATATAGATAGACTCCAGACCACAAATGAAGCATTACAAGATCTTACTTCATCCATTAATAACCAGAAGAGTGCACTTGATCAAACTATAGATTATTTAACAAAGAAAATAAATGATGCTATAGATGAGCAAATCAGTGGATACAAAGACCTCTATGAAGTAGGAGCTATAACTGCCTCCGAGTATGCAGCAAAAGCAGCGGGATTAAATTCAGGAAAAGTTCCTACAGAAGCATTACTCGTATCTATGCAAGATATGAATCTTACGGGAGCAGATATATATACCCGCCTTGCAGATTTGTACAGTGTGAAAGACGCTCTTAATAATCCCAATCTCACAGATATACAGATACGCAAGATACTAACCGATGCTGGAATGAGCAGTGAATCTGCCGAATCCTCTATGAAACGAGGAGTACTTGCGGCATTACAAGCCTATATGGGAATGACATATGTACCAGTTATAGTAAATGTGGATGGTAGTACAAATACAACAACACCGAAAACACCGTCAGAAGCACTAACTGCCGCAGTAGATGCAACTGTAGCAGCAACAGGTGCGGGGGAAGCGGGACTTATACCCGCTATAGTAGAGGCTATAGGAGAAATTCCAGTTGTTGGAGGATTTCTCAAAGGCGGGCTAAATGCGCTTGGTTTTCGTGCGGTGGGTTCATATGCTCTACCTAATGATGGCCCTATTTATGCACATAAAGGGGAAGGGATTATTCCGGCCACATTTATGGATGGTATACGTTCTGGGGAGTTATCATTATCTAGTGGTAAGGGTACCTCTTCCAATCAAGGAAATATTATAGTAAACTTAACCGTACAAGGATCTGTTACCTCCGAGAATGATTTGATAGATGCAGTAGCAAAAGGTATAGATAAACAACGTAGCAGAGGATTACTTACAGCATAAGGAGCTTTAGATGAGCCAGATAAAGATATCAGAACTACCCACTCTAGTGACGCAATTACAGAATTCCGATTATGTCCCCGTGGTAAGCGGCGGTGTGAATTATAAATACATACCATTTAATTATCTTGTAAAGAATAGCGGAAACGAAGCCATATCAGGGGTGAAGACATTTTCTTCTAGTCCTGTAGTTCCTCTTGGTGGGACAGGGCAGCAAGCGGCGCCTATGACTTATGTGATACCTCCTTCTGACATCGGTCGCCTCACCGAAATCAGTGGAGATGGAATTCCTGATATGCCTGATGGAACAGCGACTCAAAGAGTTAATTACTTTACCGCTGTTCCAAGCGGATGGACAGCAAACGGAACGCCAACAACCACCTTTTCAAATGGTGTTTGGCGAATGACTTTGTCAGGCCCGAATCATGGGTATTATAAAGGAGCCACAAACAACATTGTAAGAATGAAAATTAGGGTTCTTTCTGGAACGCTGACATACGGATTAAATGGTGGACAGCAGTATACTGATACAAATTCACTATGGCATTATATTGATAGTGTGGTGACTGGAACCGTAGCGTTTATATTTTATGGGAATACAGGTTCTGTCTTTGAAATTGCTGACCTCTACATCGGAACAGGTGTTTATTCCTCCCCTCTTCATGACAAATCTGGCAACGTTATCTGGACAAATAACGGCTTGCTCCCGGTTGATGGACTTAGAGGTAAGGGCTTGATTTGTAACGGTTCGGGATATGCGGTTGCGGATAGTCCAGTGATTGGAACTGTCAATACTTTTGCTATTCGATTTTCAAGAGCAACTACAACAAATGTTGATATCTTATTATATAACGAAACATTAAACGCAAGCGGATTTAGTTTTTTTATACAAAATTCAAATCTGACGTTAAGAATAAACAGAGCCGGAGGATATACAGAATATGTTCTTGGTGTAATAAACGACACTAACGTTCATACAATTTTTATTATGTTTGTTTCTTCAAGCAGTTGTATTTATAAATTAGATTCAAACAATAGCACATCTCAATCAATAACAGGATGGGTTGCTCCAACAATAAATACAAAACTAGTAAGCGATGGTGCATATTTTTTCAATGGAACCATCTACAACTTCAAACTATGGGCTCGCATCCTTTCCGACGACGAGTGCATAAGCTGGGCGAATGACCCTGCGGGGGTAGATAGTTCAAGTCCGCAACAAGTTTACGCAGAGTATTACAACCAACAAGTTACGGCAATAAATAGCCCTGTCCGGTATACAACAAAAGTTTCTGACACTCACAGTGCATACAATACATCAACGGGGGTTTTTACTGCCCCTTTATCAGGTATGTATTTATTTAATTGTATGATAAACACAACGGCAGGAGATGTTTGCGCATTGATGGCTCCAGGTGGTCGAGCTGCTGATGGAGTTAGTAGTGGTGGTAGAGCACCAATAAACTATCACATTTGGTTAAATGCAGGTGAAGGTGCTTTAGTAAACAACTTAACTGGAGCAGTACCAGCTCAGGCGGCTAGAGGAATAGCCTATTTCGCAGTA